ATGAAACAAGTATTTTATGAGGTGCCATTATTTATAGTAGCAATCGTATTTGCTTTAATCTTTATGGGGAAAGATTTCAATAATTCACCCTCAGTAAGCTTATCAACTCTAACGCTAAATGAAGTTTCTACTTGCGTGAATGTTGATAGCTGTATTTCACAAGTTAGAATAACTCGTGAAGGAAATAAAAAATTAAATCCAGTGAAAGAAATTAAAGCATTTCTTAGGCATAAAATCTATTAATTAACAACGAGTAAAATTTAGATATGAGAAATTATTAAATAAGTAGTTTCTTTAATAATCAACGTATTGTCTTGCTTTTATTCTCCTGCAAGTAGAAGTGTCTTTGTTGATGAGGCTGGGTTTAATTACGACTTTTAGTAAAAGAAAAAGGAATGTTACACAATGGGTAAACATTCCTTTAAGTATTAGGTTAATCCACCGTTGTTTCTTCTGGGATCCAACCATCATCCATCCATATTTCTTCCAGTATCTCTTCAATACGAATTTTATCTTCCGTTATTTTAGTTCCAGAGATGTTAACGCGTTGTTGTGAGCTAAACCCAACCCGCGTTATCATATCTGGATATTGGTTTTGAAGTTTGCGTAAAATCTCAGTTTCAAGTGCTTGCAAAACAATTGAACTCGGTTTTTGTGGAGCGTTCTTATCTAATAATACTTCGATACGTAACATGATAGCCTCTAGTAAAGACTGTATTAATATACAGTATTTTTAGAACTATTAGGTAAAAAAGTCAATATAGTGCTACAAATATTTTTATCAGCGAATGGAGTGAAAAAATAATAGCAAGATAAAACAACAGGTTAATGTTATGAGTGCACGATAAATAATTGTCAGAAAATTTAAAATAGGTATGCTAGAAAATATTTTTTATAAGGTGAGTTTTGATTAAATGTTACATGCTTTAAGAGTTTCAAGTGAAGATAGCGAAGCGATAGCAATGATTAACCAGTTGTATGACACAGCTTTTCCATTATATGAACAAAGAAGCTACCAAGGAAGAGAGGCAATATTAAATCATAGCGATTATTATTTGCTCAATTTCAAAGAGAATGACACTTTTATTGGTTTCATTGGTTGTTGGAAAATCGAAGATTATTATTACATAGAGCATCTTGCTATTTCCCCCATATTAAGAGGGCAAGGTTATGGGCAAAAGGTATTAAAACTGTTTTGTCATGATGTTGGTAAAGTAATTCTAGAAATAGACCCCATTATTGATGAAGTTAGCCAAAAACGTTGGTCTTTTTATCAACATTGCGGTTTTCAACAAACTGAATACGCTCACGCACATCCAAGTTATTACCCAGAAAATAAGCCGCATGAGCTTAGGGTATTAAGCTATCCAGAAGTGATAGCTCAAGAGGTGTATCAGCAATTTAATCACACCTTGCAAACGGTTGTGATGAATAAAGCGCTATTATAGTTCACCATTTAGATGGTTTTAATCAGATATATAGCAATAGATAAGTTCGGGATCATTATCATCTAAATTTTCAATGTATCCACTAGGAATAAAGCCAGTTTTTATTAAGAGTTGTTGAGTGGCTGTATTCGATTGGTTTGTAGATGTAAAAATTTTTGGGGTTTTACTCTGCATTTTTAGTTTATTAATTAAGGTGAGTCCAAGGCCTTGCCGACGATGGTTTTTATTTACCATTAATAACTCTATAAAAGCATGGGAATAGAAATAATAATGTAGAACACCATACGCCAATATTTCGTTGTTGGCTTCCAGTACATAACATATTTCTTGTTCGAGCCATTGGGTAATGTCTTCATAGCGTTCTGTCGTCGCAATGGTATCTATGGAAAATATAGCATTTATATCAATTAGTGTTGCGGCTCTAAAGTTAGTTTTCATTATCAATCAGTTGTTTATCAATGCTAAATGTCTTAATTTGAAAATATTACAGCATAGGATTGGTTTAGGTAAAAGATTAATATGAATAAGTAGCGCTTAAATAGGCATGTATACCTATCTATCAATTGAATTGAGAGTATTTTGGACTGTATAAGCAGTTGGTTAAAGCTAGTATAACCATGTCGGGGTTTTACACCAGTTTTACCGCCATTTTACCTTTTTAAAATCACACACACAAAAAAACCAACCGTAATAGGTTGGTTTTCTTAGGGAATTTTGGTCGGCATGATAGGATTTGAACCTACGACCCCCGACACCCCATGACCCCGATAGCAAACTATAAACACCATTGATTTGAAAGGAAAATAAACCCATCGACTGTTCATGCAAACAGTGCTTAATATGCAAAACTTGCATTATATACATCAATTAGTTAAGTCGACTTTTACCCGGCCATTTAAGCTATTTCACAGTGCGGCACTTCAATCCAATCAACATGATTTTCGGTATAAATTTTTGTTGATTCAGCATCACTGTGGGCCATACGTGCCTGAGGATCAAACCCGCGTTGCTTAAACATAAATGCAGCCAATGCCCTAATTTCATGAAACGTCGGTCTTTCATCTTGTGGTAAATTAGCAGCAACACCAACACGATCCCTTAGGGCTGAAAAAGCGCGACTGAGATAGTCGGGGGCGACTTGAGTAGGATGATTAACTTCTTTGCTAATCTTGTTCGGCAAGCGAACAGGTAATCTATGTACAATATATGGGCTTGCTACGTTGTCACGACTGTTATCAATGATTTCCTTTAGTTTTTTACCAATAGGGATCGCGACATGAGATGCTTCTTTATGTTGCACTTTCTGTCTGTGAATATAGATCATGCCGTATATACCATCCTTTTCTTCATCAAACCAAACACAACCACAGGTATTATTTTTTGGGGCTTTGATGTTGTATTTGATACGAGAAACCTCAAGCCGGGCTTGTGTTGTTTGTAGTGCTAAATCCATAGCTGTTCGTAACCAAGGTTCAGCTGATGCACGGATTTTAAGAAAGTCATCATAAGATAAGCGGCGGCGTTTTTTCCCATCGACACGTTTCATTTTCTTACGTTCTGCAGGATTATCTAGCATTAATGATTCATCCATTGCATAACTGAATATTTTCTTTAGAAAGCCAACTTTTCTATTTTGAACGTTCGCGGAAGCTTCAGCATGAAATTCATTAATGAACCCGTTCACATGCTCAAGTGTTACCTCAATTGGTGTGATATCATTGAAATAAGCCTTAACCCTTTCTAGATCTTTAGTCCAATCGCTAAGGGTGCTTTCCGATGGCTGTTCATCATTCACCATTCGAGCAAACAATTTATTCAGATGCTCGGAAAATGGCAGAGATTCGCCGTTTGTGCCGCCAGAATCAACAATTAATGATTTGACTGAAACAGCACTCTCAGGACGCATTATATTGTTATATTCTCTGGCTATCGCAATTGCCCTAGCTTTATCAGCGCCTATTCTTCTTCTGACGCCATTAACTAGTGTAAAGCGATATTGTTTCTCAGCTTTATCATAGTAAAGAAAGTCAGGCAAATGCCTGAACTCTCTTTTACGCGGTCTGCCTTTCATTTTATGAAGCCCTTATTAAATCACTTACGCATGATGCAATATCAGACTCAACACCCCACTTTTCTGAAGAATAAACCCAAGCCGCGCCATCAACGATCTTTCCTCGCACTTCACCAATCGTTACCCAGCGTTTTATGGTTCTATTATCGGGTATTGAACCATCCTCGAATTCTCTTTTGGCCCATGCGCTAGCTTTCATAAGTTTTCCACTAGACATAATTATCTCCACATCTGCCGCATACAGATTTAAATATTAAATATCGTCGTTAACTGGTTTAATTAAATGCTGGTGGATAATGCTCACCATTAAGTGTTTATATTTCATTGCTAGTCCTTATCTATGGGGTGTATATTAAAATTACAGTTATTTAATTTAGTAACTTGTGCCAAGGAGGCTAAAATGAGACGTAATAGAAAAAATACAACCTGGGTTGATGTGGCATCTTGTCTATTTAGAGGCATTAGCTGTCTCATTGGTGCTTTGGCTATAATCATGCTTTCAGTTCTGATACTTTTAGCATTGTTTTACGGATTGAAATAAAAAATCCGCCCGAACATATAAGGTGTCAGTTGGGAACTCCCTGCTCGAACTCCAAGTTACATCGCCGCTATATAAATTAACTGGATATACAGGTTTATTTATATCCTCTGGTTCAGGGGCAACCTGTAGCCATATTAATTCTGGTGCGGTAGGGCAATTAATGCTTTCTGGTAAGCTATTAATTAAACTCTCTCGTGATGCTTGCCAACTAATCCACATTAAATCTACATATTGGTCAGCGTAATTTGATCCGTTATTTGCACGTTTAAGTTTTAATTCAAATTCTGACGGGTCGCTAAGTGACTTTATTTCCGCTTCAAATTGCTGTCTTGATTTATCCATCACTCCACCTTTAATCTTCTGGCCGTACTCATAAATCGACTACATCACCCGTAAATTCAGCTATAATTTCCAACCTCTCATCTTCAGATAATTTCGCCCATTCTGATTCTGTATAACCAACCTCAGTGCTGCATGTAGAACCTTGGTTGTTCGTTCTTGCATATAGAAGCATCTGCTTACTCATATTAATTCCTCTTATTGCATATATTTAATCGCTAGGATTAAAACGTTTCATGGCAAATATTTAATTATCACCTACACTTAAGCCCGAAAGATTAATAACAAGCTGTGCAACTTTCGCCGATTCTCCCTGTGTCGGCTTTTTTTTATCTACTTCCTTGCTAAATTCCATGGCTTAACTATGCTTAAATTGCTTACACAGAGAAACTATAAACATATCTAGACAATCCCTTGCCGTCCGCTCCGTGGCGGCATTTTTTTTGTGAATTATCCAAATAAAAGTATCTATTTGTTTGTATTAGTGTAATTTGGTTATCGAAGCCACGTGTAAGCTTCATTTAATGATTAATTCCCTTGTAGTAATTATACCGTCTAAGTCGGCGGTTTTTTTCATTGCATCCCTGCGAGCTAGTGGCGATTCTTTAATCCATAGTAATAACCACGCTTTAACCAGCGGTATATTTTCTTAACTGTGCCGGGCTTGGCTCTAATTTCCTAACCATGCATCTGAGTTACATTTAGGGCATGGAATAGTTTCCATTGGTTCGTATAAATTTCCACTACCATCACAAGCATCCAAATCCCACAGATAACCATCAATACATTGACTATCAATATAGTGAGCGCCGAAGTCATAACCTTGATAATCACAAGCAACTTGTATTTTTTTCTTCATGTCAGCCACCTATGCGTGTAGCAGTTCTAATGCGCTCATAAACCTCACTAGCTTGGATCCGTTCATCACCAACATCACAGGCGCAGAAATATTCAAATGCAGCTTTTTCAGCTTCTTTATGTGCTCTGAGAAATTTTGCTTTTAGTTTTGCCACATCAGGCCTTAGCCATGAACAAACAGGGCCATCTTCTGATTCAAAAATACCACCGATAAACCAACCATCACCTTGCGGTTTGCTCGGTACCCACCCTGAGATATCGCAATCACCATCTATAAAATAGCGTTTGAATGTTGGGTGGCTTTCATCAATATCGCCATCCATATAGACATTACAAATTTCAAGGCAGTTGTTATCAAACCATTGTTTTAAATATTCAACATCTTCACTTACAGGAATTTGAGAGTGAGCCCAATAGCCATTTTCATCGCGTTCTACTAATTCAGGTTTAATAGACATATGCACCCCCTACACAATAATTCTGTAAACTGAATTAACTGTTTGTATATAACCATCTGCCAGATAAGTATCGATATTAACTACTGGTGATGTATGTATTTGAGCGCCATTAAAGAAGCGTTTTTTTGTATCATTGTAAACATGGCCATCAGCACCATGGGCGTTAACTGATTCGAGCAATATATCTGCATCAAATTTAATTTCATTGGACATAATCAGCCTCTCATTAATCCCAGCCATTGCTATAACAAATACCTTCTGGTGACTCATCCCACACCAAGAGACTCCCACCGTAATAAAGCGCTAAGACTAATTTGTCGAAACGGGAATATGCTTTAACTATTTTCTTACCTAAAATCCTGTCATTTACCTTACCCCCAATTAACTCATAAACATTATTACCATCCTGCAGTAGAGGTTCGCTGCGGTAACCCCCTGTGCGTTGAATACTTAAATGGAAGCTATAATCACAGCTATATGCGCTAACTGAATTAGATGAGTATCTTGATGTTGACCTTTCTTCTGGATGTATGCCGACTTGAATAAACCCATCATGCTCATCATTAATAAAGACTTGCGGTGACTCCCATTGGTTTTCCATTGCTGACTCGCTTTTATCCTCTATAAATGCCTCCCACAAATCAGATGCTTTTATGTATTTAGGGCACTCATCGTCACTTGTGAAATCTTTTACTAAAGCGATAACTTTTTCTTGTAAATCAGCCTCAATACCTGAATCCTCCCAAGAGTTACGCATTTTTTCAGCAACCAGCGTGTTGTATTTTTTCAAATCAACTACATCCTCTATATTCGCTGGTAAGGCACTTTCCATTGCCTTATTAAAAGCCTTACCGAAATCACCATAGGAACGAAAGGCATCATCAACAACACTGGTAAATAATTTAGTGATACCTTTATCAATAATTTCTACGGCCTGTTCGCTATTTGCAAACTCAACGCAACGTTGAGTTAATAATTCACTTAATGTTAGTTCTTTCGACATAATTAATACTCCACACAAAATTTAGATAATAAGAGTCCGTCTCTTAATAAAGAGAATTAAATTCCTTGGTGTTGGTTAAATCATTTAAAGCTTGGCTTCACCGCCAAGTGAATCAATTAATGCTTTTATTAAAATATTTAATTCCGAAATAATTAAGAAGAAATCAGCATCAAAGCGTTGGTTATAATCTTCTCGTTCGATATCATCATTAGTTTCTAAAAATGCGGAATCAAATTTAAGCTTAGATAGAACAAAACTATCATCAATACAGAATGTAACCCTATCTTCATAACCTAATGATAATTTAGTGACTAATTTGCCTGCTTCAATATTCGTTTGAATTTCATCAGAAATTAAGTCTTGTTTTGTATATTTAGCAATTCCACCTTCTTCAAGGATGGCTTTCATTTCTGATTGTTCACCAAACACAAAGCCTTTTGGTAATTGCCCGCTTCTAACCCATTCTGTTAGCGTTAATTCAATAGGGTCTTTCATTGTTACGGGTACTACTGGCAGAGAGCCAATAGCTTTGCGTATCATTGCAAAACAATCTTCAGCACGTCGATGTGACGATACTAGCGCAGCAATAAAGCCATCAGTAAGATTAACCCACACATCGAAACGGTTATACTTAGAGAATGCACGAGGTAGCAGTTCCTGAATAACTTCATCTTTAATGGCTTGGCGTTCAGCTTTCTTTAATTTTCTACCCTGATCTGCTTCTAGCTTCTCAATTTTTTTATTTAACTCATTATTGATAACAGGAGTTGGTAGCATTTTATCTTCTTTAAAAAGAGATATAAGCATCTGGTCATTAACTTTATGAGTCAAACAATCAGAATTACCAATGCCAAGCGGTGGAATAAAACCAAAACGTTGCATATCAAGTGAACCGCAAGGCTCATATTTTAAATTTGATAACTGCTCTTCGATACTATTAAAATCAATATCGCGAGTTATCCGATAAATAATTAGGTTTTTAACATTAAAAGCACTCATGTGATAATCCTTAAATATAATTAACCCCACGCATAATAAATAAGACCACTGACAAATAATGAATATATTTACCTAGTATGAACACTGAATATCAGTGGCCTTATGTATTATGAAAAAGGGCGGCACAACACCGCCAAAAACTACAAGGGTCAATCTCTAGCAGTGGCAATACTATTTTCAGCTAAGATACGCTGATAAATTTCTTCACGATGTACAGCAACATCTTTTGGGGCTTCAATACCAATCCGCACTTGGTTTCCATTAAACCCCAAAACAGTAACTTTAATATCATCACCAATCATTAAAGTTTCACCGACTCGACGAGTTAAAATAAGCATTCCCATACTAAACACTCCACACAATTTATAAGGTTGCCTGAACTAACTTATCCACATCAGGCGGCTGTGGTATTCTTGGAAGCCCTACACAACCAAGAGAATTTTTTATGAGTAACTTAAAAGGCGTTATAGTTCATATTGAACACCGTATCGGTTGGGTTGCTATCCGTGATGAAATCGGCGAAATAACCATTGCTGAACTTATTGGTGGTTATGACGTCGAAAAAGGAAACATCATCACAGGCAATCTACATTCCGAAGGTGGCGAAACCTTTTATAATCTCTCTACAGATGAAGAGCTTGATGTTTACGTTGAATACATTCACCTCACGGAAGCTCAGGCCATTCTAGCTATTCAAAAGTGCGGTCGATAAACCGACGAAACATTGCACAATTTTTCAGAGTCCAGTTACATTGCTCGGCGGAGATTGTTTTCTCCGCTGGAATGTCTGGATTTAGCTCGCGCAATGTACGACCTCTTTTCGCTGCCCCTTCAAGCTGCTCAACCTTATTAAGTAATGCCTGTTTAACGTCTAGGCACTTGCATTTACCATTATCAGAATTGCACATGCCTAATACCCCACACATTTAAAATTCAGTCAAGCACTAACAGTAACTGCACACATATCCATGCACTCTGCAATTTCTTCGTCGAGCTTTTCGAGTTTAGATTGCAGCTCATCACGTTCATTGCGTAGTTTTTGTAGGTTATTAATTTGTTTGGCTTTTTCTAGTATCCACTCGCGCACATCATCCTGCGACATTGGCACACTAAAAGTAACGATTGGTTCATTTAAATTGGTTTGCATAAGCTTCTCTCCATTGCTTCGATGTATTTAATGTAGGATATCCGACATTAATGTGTCAAGCTAAAATGTAGGGAAACTTACATTTATTTTGGTGGGGGGTTAGTAACGAGGGATAATATAAGTAGCTACCAATGGGGTATTGGTAGCAATGTTAGTTAAAAATCAATTAAAACTTGCTTGACGACGCCTACAATTCTGCAGTTCTCATCGAAGTCTATTGTCTTATAGAAGGGATTTAAAGGGATAAGATATCTGTTCGGCCAGTCTTCTACGAATTTTTTTAATGTTGCCTCTGTTCCGCCATGAATATAAGCAACAACAATTTTCCCATTTATAGAAGAAAACCGTGTCAAATCAGGCTCAACGATAACTATCGAGCCATCTGGAATAGAGGCATCCTTAACAATTGTAGTCATTGAGGAGCCATTTACACGCAAAGCGAAAGCACCACTAGAGAGGCTGAGTGTGGTTGTTATATATTCGTTAACATCATCAAGGCAAACCCCTGAATCAGTTTCAGTCCAAGTTCCAGCCTGTACCCAAGACAACACAGGCAACTCACGAACAGACACCGACAAGCCTCTTGTATATGGAGTATCGCAGCTTCCAGTTCCTTCAACTAACCAGATAGGGTTGCACTTTAGGGCTTCCGCTAGCGCTTGAAGGTTGGCCCCGTTAGGTTGGTAATCATCTTTCTCCCATCCAGTAACGGTGACACGATTCACACCAGCGATTTTAGCCAGTGCTTCTTGAGTTAATTTTAGCTCTTTTCGCCTTTCGCGAATTCTATCTCCCATGCTCATGTAGGATAGCCTACCATTTATCATTGTAAGTTTCTTGACATTGTGATGTTGGATATCCTACATTATGGGTTGAACAGTACATTATGAGGCCTCAAAATGAAAAAAAGTGATGTTATCTCTTACTTCGGCGGTTCATGCAACACCGCTAAAGCTTTAGGAATTAAGCATCCATCTGTAAGTGGGTGGGGGGAAATAATTCCTCAAGGGCGAGCTTATCAAATTGAAAAAATCACAAAAGGAAAATTGAAATTTAATCCTCAGCTTTACCAAAACGATACCAAAACCAACTAACTGAGTTAACTACAAACAAAACAACGGAATTGTAGATATGTGCAAACAAACATTAAAAGAAGTCGTGAAAGAGATGTGCAAGGCATTCCCTGGTGGTCGTTCAGCGATGGCGGGTGCTTTGGGTATTTCTGAAACTACTTTCAATAACAAGTTGTATGAGAAAAACGGCTGTCGTTTCTTTGAAAATGATGAACTTGAAGCGATTGAGGAATTATCAGGTACCAAAGCGCTGGTGGCTTATCACATGGAACGTCACGGAATTACACCGGCAGTAAAAATTGAAGCTGAGAGCTTAGATACGGTTGAGTTATTTGATATTCAAATGCGCCTTGGTGCAATGCAAGGGGCTTTAAGCGTTTTAATCAAAGACAGTATTTCTGATGGCGTTCTAACACCAGATGAAACAAAGGCTATCTACAGAAAGATGAAAAAAGTCTTTGCTTATGCGCTTGGGTTTGTTGGTTCTTTGGAAAGTGTTTATGGGATTAAACCATGATGAGCATAGCTAGAAAGGTTGACGCCCCAGATATGCGGTCCGAGGCGTCTAGTGCTAATAACAACTTGTGTGGAGTAACTAGCATGAGCAGTTTAAACCAATTTCAACATAAAAAGCAATTTCGCTGCTTACCAATATCAAAATGTGGTCCGTTTCAATATGTAGAGATCATAACGTCAGCTGACAAGTCGGGCAACTACCAGACCGAACAACAATTGGTAGATAGCAAAGTCCTAAGAGATAGCTGGGCTAAATACTATTTCCGCAGTGGGAGAGAGGTTAGTGAGCAATGAAAAGTATAAAAACCTTAATCGTTACTTCCGAGATAAGCGAGGCCGTATTGTCCATGTTGTTGAGTGGGACAAACCAAGGCAACGGGTTGTTTTCATGCTCGATGACTATGAGCACCCCTGTTTTGAGCCCCTCGAACAATTCAAAAAATATTACACAGAAGTTAAGTAAGGTGGCTGTATGAGTAGTTTATTGCTCCTTAAAACACGCCCACAAATTGTTATACCTGAGCTGGCGGTTCGCTTGGGCTTGAATGAAGCTTTACTGCTTCAGCAAGTCCAATACTGGCTATCTGAAACCTCGTCAGGTGTTGATCATGACGGTAGGCGCTGGGTTTATAACACTATTGAAGAATGGCGTGAACAATTCCCGTATTTTTCCGAATCCACAATTAAGCGTGCATTTAACAATTTAAAAAAATTGGGTGTATTAAATATTGAGCAAATCAATAAACGCACCCATGACCGCACAAATTATTACTCTATAAATTATGAACATGCGTTGTTATCCGATGAGGTCAAATTGAACCCATCGAACAGTTCAGCCGAAGCCTCTCGAACAGGTCAAAATGAACCCATCGATAAGCGCAAAATGAAACGTTCGAACAGTACCAAAATGACCTCATCGAACGGGTCAAATTGCCCTGATCTTACAGAGAGTACTACAGAGAATACACAAGAGATTACAACAGAGAGTAACTCTTTTTGTCAGGCTCATGCTGAGCCCGACCATGCGCAAGCTGTTTTAGATCATTTCAACAAGGTCACTAACTCAAGTTACCGGGATGGAAAAACAACAATGGGCCACATCAGAGCCCGTCTAGCTGAAAACTATACCTCAGATGATTTAATTCTGGTGACTGACTACATCACAGCCAAGTGGCTAAACGACTCAAGAATGAGTGATTACCTACGCCCGAAAACATTATTTAGCCCTGAAAACTGCATGGAGTACTTTGAAAAAGCTCAGAAATGGCATGAGGCTGGTCGCCCCGTCTGTGTTAACGGTAAATGGCTCAAGCCTGGTGAAGTTGCTGTAAGTATCGATCCGGTAGAACGTGACAATGCTTACACACGGATCATTGGTTCTAGGTTAACCCCTAAAAATCGGACGGAAGAAATCGCAGCTGAATTAGCGGGTAAACAGGGTGTTCGTAACATGTCGGATTTTGTAGGTCGCAAGGCATGGTTAGGTATTTGGCAACAGGCAGCAGAGCTAGCAGCGAAAGAGGTGACAGCATGATGCGTAGTGAAACTAAAGCAATCTATGGTGTTGACGTTCTAGGCATGATTGCCATGTTCAAGCAGCTACGTAAATGGCGCACTATTCGCAAGCTCCGCAACAGATGGAATCAATCCCGTCGTGATTTAGTTACCTGCAGGAAGTTTCGCCATTTAAACCATCATGCTGACCATTTTCAAGTTCAGCAGCGTTATAAGCATATGCGCGAGTATGTTAAATCCCACCAGCAGCGAGGCGTTATCTAATGGCTGTTTATTCAAGTAATACCGCACCAGAAGATAAGGATTGCTGGCAAACGCCTCAATGGTTATTTGAAGCTTTAACGCTTGAGTTTGGTTTTTGGTTAGATGCTGCCGCAAATGAGCAAAATGCCTTGTGTCCATATTTCTTAACCATAGAACAGAATGCATTACAAAGTGATTGGGTAAGTCGTGGCGCCATATGGTGTAACCCGCCTTACAGTAAGATAAAACCGTGGATCGCTAAAGCTGCGGAACAATGCACAAAGCAAAACCAACCAATAGTGATGTTATTGCCAGCGGATAAATCAACATCTTGGTACTCATTGGCGCTAAAAAGCGTTGATGAAGTTCGAACTATTATCGATGGCCGTATTAATTTTGTTGATCCCAATACTGGAAAAGAGAAAAAGGGCAATAGTAAAGGCTCAATTCTTCTTATCTGGCGTCCATTTGTAGAGCCAAAAGCAATTGGTACGCATGTCTCAAAAAATCGCTTAATGGAGTTAGGCAAAGCAATCTTAGGGGAGGCGGTATGACTCCTTTGTATTTAAGAATCGCGAGCGAATTCAAAGCGGGTAATGAAATAACAACCAAGAAAATCAGAAGCATATATGCATCATCTAACAGTCATACAAAAATCACGGTAGATTTTTTGCTCAGAGCTAAAGCGATAAAGAAAACAGGAAGAAAAGAAGGGGCTTTTAGTATTTATGTGCTTCAGCAAGATGCTTATGAGAAAACAGTCGAACTAGACAATAAAAGCAAGAGATATAGAGCAAAAACAAATCGGCATGTTAAGTGTGATGTTAAAGAGTTAATGAAAACGCATAACCCATTGATATTAAAATTCAATGCATTACTGGCGGGGGTAAGGACATGAGTGAAAATGACAATGTTATTCAATTTAAAGCGCCTAGTGATGCAATTCCCACCATCGACACGGAAGTAAAGGGAAGAAAAAACAGGCAGCAAATGTACTGTAAGCATCATTCACTAATTATCGATGAAGAGCATAGAACAGTTGAATGCAACGATTGTGGCTGTGTTGTCGAGGCTTTCGATGTTCTGTTAGCTAGGGCGAATAATGCCGAGTCGGTAATCCGAGGAATGAGTGAATTACTAGATAAGCGTGACGAACTGCGTAAATCAGTTGATGCTTTACTGAAAGAAGAAAAGAACACCAAAGCTAGATTACGTAGCGCTAGAACAGATTTAGCGTTTATTGAAAATAAAAAGCTTCAGCATGAGGGGAAGGTTGGATGAAAAATACCATGCTAGAAATGCAGCCTTGCCGTTATTGCAATAGCTCCGACACGACAGTCGAAAGTCATAGCTATAGGACATGGTTCTATGTTCGCTGCCATCGCTGCGGTGCTAAAGGTCCCGATGTTAATGATAAACCAATGGCTGTTACTGTATGGAATAAGGGGGTAATTAGTGAGTAATTCAATATCTCTAATTTTACCTTTTCCACCAAGTGTTAATGCTTGCTGGCGGAATATCAACGGTAAAACGTTAATCAGCGCAAAAGGGCGGGCGTTCCGGGCTAGTGCAATAGCTGCTATTTATACCCAATTAAGACCAAGGCCTAGGGTAATTACTGAAAACGTATCCGTCATTGTGAAGATGTACCCACCCACTTATCACAGAAGAGATATTGATAACTATCTAAAAGCACCATTTGACGCCATCACCCATGCCAATATTTGGAAAGATGATGAGCAAGTTAAGCATGTTGATATCACTTGGTGTGAAGTCATAAAAGGTGGTCGATTTGAAATTGAGATAAAGCCCCTCAATGCAGAAGTGGAGAAAATATCATGAATCACCAATGGATATTAACCCCAATTATTATTCCTGAAATTAAGGCTGTGATGTTTAGACCAGGAACAAGCCTAAATTTGTTTAATGGCAGAATGCTGATCACGACATTACCTGATGAATTAAAGTATCAACCATCGGGTCTTATCTCTCTTGCTGACCAATACCTCAGCGACGTAGTGACTGATGAACGGGTATCAAAATCTGTATTAAATTTAACCATCAACCCCGAGCCACCAGCCAGCTTGATGTTAAAGCCAAAGTTTAAACGCTGGACAAGCGACGAATACCTTAAGTGGGTTAAATCACAACCATGTTGTGTTTGTGGCGCCACAGCAGATGATGCTCACCATTTAATCGGTTACGGGCAGGGGGGAACAGGCACTAAAGCCCATGACTTGTTCACTATTCCATTGTGCAGGGTTCACCACAGCGAGTTACATAAAGATCCAAATGGGTGGGAGCGGGAGCACGGAAGCCAAATCATTTTGTTATTTAAATTTCTAGATCGGTCTATCGGTCTGGGTGTTTTTGGTTGATAGAGGCGGATATCATGAAATTAGAAAATGTACTTAAAAACTTTCATCCTAAGTCACCGACATTCGGCAATGTAGCTGGCTGCACATCCCCAGACCGTTTAACAGGTACCGATATTATGGCGGCTGTAGGCATGACTGAATCACAAGCTGAATTCGGTATGGCGGCTTTTTTGGCGAAAAATGATATCAGCGAAGAGGATAAGTTCTCTACGGTAGAAGCCTTGACCCAATATGCTAAAAAAACCACTCCTAGGCTGGTGGCTAAAGCTGCAGGTAAAAAGTTGGGTTATTGTCTAATTATTCTGGCCAGAATGGCATTTGAAGATTATGCCCGTTCAGCCGGTTCAGTTTTTCCATGCTCAGCATGTAGCGGTAAAGGTCTTATTTATAAGCGCAAGGACGTAGTCAAACATCCTGGTATAACCAGACTAGACGGAACTGTAATTATTGAGCCGTGGACGAAAAATGAAGAAGTGGGTGAATTGTGCCAAGAGTGTAACGGTAAGGGGCAACTAGCACACCGTTGCCGCTGTAAAGGGAGGGGCAAGGTATTAGATGACATTCAGACTAAGCAGCAGGGCGTTCCCGTATTTAAAGATTGTCCTCGTTGTGCTGGTAAGGGGTTCAACCGTGTACCGTCGTCTGTGGCATATAATGCAATAAGGCATTTAGTACCTGATTTAACACAATCATCATGGTCACGTAATTGGAAGCCATTTTATGAAAAATTAGCTAGTAAATGTTTTATTGAAGAAAGTGCGGCTGAACAAGCATTTAGAAAAGTAACCAAATAAACATAATAAGAGGTGATGCTCTTAGTCCATTAACATTTAATGTAACTATTAGTTATATTTTTGTGTGAAAATTGAACTAAATTAGCAATCTGTCAAGCATATTTTTAAGATGTAGACATATGATTTATATAAGTTTATATTCGAATTTGATTTTTTGAAAAATGGGTATTTTATGAATAATGTTTATGAAGAAGATCTAAAGAGATTATGGAGTGGTTATGGCCCAATAGATCTGTTTAATGATTTCGAGTCATTGGCTACAGACATTCAAAAAAGAGCGGAATTAATAGAACCTTGTAGAAAATTAATAGCTAGTAGGAATAAGCTAAAAAGTTACAATAATAAAAACTCATACGATTTAAAGTCAGAATTTGAACTAATACTTAATATAGGTTGGCTTCCTCATTCTATTTTTATTTTTTCTGCATTTTTAGAGGGAATAAAAATTAAGGCGATAGGTAAAATTAATGGGGCATGGGTATTCGAAACTAATATTGGGAAATGATACATACAAAGCTAGTTTGATTTTTGCATAAAATTGACTTATTATCTTCTAATAATGGACATTCTATACCTAGTCGCATTAAACCAATTCAAGGCCTCGCAATTGCGGGGCTTTCTTCTTTTAAGGATTAGCTCTTATTATGAGCAAAATATTTAATGTCATTATCGCGTTGTTTTTATTGGGAGCTGGCTTTGTGCTAGGACTCACTCTTTCCTATAAAGATGATGTAAATGTTATTGAGAGAACCAAACGCACAGTGCTTGGATACTTGAACAGCCCTAAATTGGAGTCATTTAAAGATGTGGGATACCATTTCGATAAAATATCTCATAATGGTGGAGAGGTTGGTTATGTTTGTGGTTATGTATCTAGGCACTACGACTTTGTTAGTGAAGTTGAATTTAAACGCTTTGTGGTTAAAACCTACATAAAGCCTGATGGGGAAATTAATATATCAATACCAGCGATAGATGGCGTTGAGGAAGTTTTTGATAAACCGCAAATTGACAAACTGTGGAATAGTTATTGTATATCACCCACCCTCAGCAATTAAAAAAAACCACCTACAGCAAGAGGTGGCGGTATACATACCATTGGGAAAAACCAGAAAAAAGCTCTCTAAATGTTTGCAGATCAATTTATATCACTAACTTTACTTAAGGTAAATATCCAAAAATAATTCCGTTCACATAATGAAAACTCTATTTACTAGCTTCTATCTTGCACATAGCGGCATTAAAGCGAGTAGGGTTTTCATTGTGGAGAATGCCAAGGCTGATTGGCTAACTCGCATGGGTTATCTGTACTTATCAGGATAGAAGCACACACGCCATGGGGAACCTGAATGCATACACTCTCAGCGTATGCCTCCACAACACCATCTTTTTATTGCTTGTATTACACGGCCTATTTCTTGTTTTGTAAGATTAATTTAACTTATGATCACTGTCACATGCATCAATTTAAGTAGGTGCATTGCATTCTTTTTGTAATTACCATCTTGGTTCAATTAGAATGCAAAGGTGCAAAGATGACCGCTGAAATCGCTGTATATAACAAAACCGCAGTAGCTTTAGCTGCTGATTCTGCTGTGACAATTTCAGGTGGAAATACATATAAAATTAATAACGGAGCTGAAAAATTATTTGCATTAAGTAAGCATCATCCCGTTGGTGTAATGGTATACGGTAACGGAAGTTTATGCGGTGTTCCTTGGGAAATGATAATAAAAGCGTTTAGAAAACAGTTGAAAGATGAGTCTTTTCCCACTTTAGAGGGATACGCGGACAGGTTTTGGGAATTTTTATCCAAAGCAACCAATATAATTCCGCCAGATGTTAGAGATTTTCATTTAGATGTTTTCTATTCAGAGCATATTTTTAACTCTGTAGTTAGTTATGTGGATGAAGTCAACATAGATCCATTACTAAAAAACAATATAACTGTCTCTGAAGAAGATGCATATAATTTTATGGAAGAGGCTTGTAATCTTTTTTCTAACTATATTGAACAAGAAAAGGATTTAGAGGGGGTAGATGAGGGAAGTTATAATGAAGTAAGAGTGTTTGCTCAAGAGGTTGCCGCCAAAATAATGAGTGAGCGATTCTCAGCGCTGAAAGCAACCCCTCCAGACTCCCTAATTAATGCGTTTGCCAATCTTTTTGCAAAGTCCACATGTAAAAAGTCAATATTTGGAAATAACACAGGTGTTGTAATAGCCGGCTATGGAGAAGATGAATTTTTCCCTTCTGTATTAGCGTTTGATGTTTTAGGTTTTTTTGGTGAGAGACTTTTACGTTACTCTAATCTGGCTAAAAGTAGCTTTGCAGGTGAAAGTGGTGTTACAGCCTTTGCTCAAGAAGAGGAGGTTCACGCTTTTATGCAGGGAGTGTCAGGGGACTTGAAATATTATATATATGATACTATAAATGAAGCAGGGAATATTCTTGTTGAAAGAATTGAATCCCTAATTGATGGGAAGGGAATTCAAGATGCTTCCTCAATAAAAGATGAAGCAAGTGATATTATTAAGAGTATTACTGACCACAGCCTCCAAAATATCGAAAATCATATGAAGGCTAAGTATGTATTAAAAGTCGTTGAAATGATTGAGTTTTTGACTAAATCAGATTTGGGTTACATGGCTGAATCATTGGTTAACTTAACTGCTTTTAAGCGTAAAGTTTCTAATGATAGTGAAACAGTTGGCGGTCCAATAGATGTGGCTATCATATCAAAGGGCGATGGATTTGTGTGGGTGCAACGAAAGCATTATTTTAATAGAGAGTTAAACAATGACTATTTCAATAGGCAATAACAAGGAGAGGATCATGAATAGTAATGTTATGGATAGTGCTATTAACTTAAGAGCATGGCATATGACTGCTAAAACTAACAACAAAAATAACAGTTCAGGTGTGTTAGCTCAGATAGTGGCTACAAGTAAGTCTACTACGACACCCGACAATAAAAAAAATTATTCTTTTTTAATGAAAAAGTAGCTTTAATATTAAATTTTAAATAGTTACTAATTTTATTAACTATTTTCTTTATCTAAAGGTCACTTCGGTGGCCTTTTTTGTTGCCTAAATATCAACTGAATTCATTAACCCACACTAGCTTCTGTAGCTGGTGGATTTTCTATTACCTACGCACTAAGGAACGTAACTATGTACGCACTTAAATTAATGACAGAACGTGAAGGCCGTAAAGTTGAAGAGTCACATTATTTGGGAAAAATGTACCGACTGGAGTTTTATCCAGTAGTCGATAATCCCGATATAGTTGCTCGACTGGAATACACAACAAAAGACGGTGTTCCTGCATTTGATATCAAGCGAACAGATCATGCCTACATTACTACGGTAACTGGCGATACGGTTCGAGTTATCTGCAGAGGTAAAACACCTTCTCATTAACTGTTAAGAGAACAAATAATTTATGAGCACATCAATAGGGATAACCCTCGGTGCTGCTGGCGGTGGCGCGATGGGCGGTTTCCTTATTGGTGCCGACTATGGTGTTGTGCTAGGCGCAGTTATAGGCGCATCAGTTTCCGTCATTGCATCTAAAGATAATAACAGACGAAAGATATTCCATTTTATTTTGGCGCTCGGTGCGGGGATCCTCATAGCTAAAGAGGCTTCTGAGCTTATCGCTCAAGTCTGGTCATGGGAAATTAGCCCTAAGATAACAGCCATTATTATTTCGGCTTTGTTAATCCCCGTTCTGGTACTGGCTGCAAACAAAGACAACCTTAGAAAGTTGTTTAGTCGTATTGCCGCATCAATAGACCGAAACTTCAGCAGTATCGTACAGGCCATTAAAGATTGGCGAAATAAAGGGGGTAACTGATGGAAGCCTTCCTTAGCAAAATAAATCAGTTGGTTAATTGGATTGAGTTACATCCATGGGATGCGGCTGACATTTCATTCATGCTTGCTTCAGCGATAACGGTATTTCTCTGCCCCTATAAGAAAACGAGAGATTCTGTCATTGGTAATATTTTAATTATTTGCTGGATTTGCCAAATAGGGGAAACGATATACGGAGAGCGGATATCAGCGGCCTCAGATGTTTTATTTGATGGTGTGTTTTTTGTCGTCATATTCGCCGTTGGCGGAAATATCATGTCGGTTGTCGTTTTCAGTAAATTAATCGCTCGACTCAAATCAATCTGGCGGCTAGTTAAGCTGCCTTTTACTTTTATGGTGAAGAAATGAAATTAAGTGAACATTTCGATAGCAATGAATTTGCATGTAAAGACGGGTGCGGAGCAAATCAAGTTGAACCTAAGTTGGTTGAAATACTTGAAAGTGTTCGCGCTCACTTTGGTAAGCCGATAATTGTTGTTAGCGGTCGTCGCTGTGCTAAACACAACAGTAAAGTAGGTGGTGCTCCTAAATCTCAGCACTTATTAGGTACGGCAGCAGATATCAAGGTAAATGGTGTGGCGCCGAAAGTTGTCGCTGATTATCTTGAATCTCAGTTTCCTGATAGCTACGGCATTGGTCGCTATAAGACATTCACACATATCGATGTGAGAGGATATAAAGCACGATGGGGCAGCAATTAAGCGTACTAACCAAAACGTTAATGGCCGCTTGTGCCATTTTGCTATTTTGGCTTATTTGGGTTGTGAATGATTACGACAAATTGAGTGATAAGTTTGATAAAAAATCAAATGAGCTTGCTGCCAATCAATTCATATTATCCACTGTTTTAGAGCTATCGGTAACATTCAATGAAATTTCACGAAATAACCTTAGGGAGCGTGACGCAGCGGCAGTGGCTTCTGAAACGGTTAAAACCATTATCAAAACCGTTATTGTGGATGATAAGTGTGCTGCCATCAATGCTCCTCGTGATGCTACTGTCGAGTTGCACAACCACGCGAATAGAATACGTTCAAATGCCATCAGTGCCCATCCCAGCCCATTTACTCAATGATTGTTTGCCTGAGTACATCCCTGAGACATTTCCTTGGGGTGATTCTTTATTGATAAATGAGTCGCTACTAACAGTTATTGAGCAATGTAATTTAGATAAAAAAGCCATTCGGGAAATTGAAGCGGAAAGGGTAAAAAAGTAGCCCGGGGATGTACTGGCTATAAATCGTATATAGAAAGGAAATCATGAAAATGAATTATTTACTTGTTAATGCGATGTATAAATTAAACCTAATTTCTCTAATTGTAAATAATTATTACTTTTGGTTTCCAATTGTTTCACCTATTGATTTGATAGCTAAAATTGAACAGCGAGCCTCGCAGTAGCGGGGCTTTTTAATGGAGAAATATCATGGCAACACAAGGCTTCGATAAACCAGCTCAATTCCGTGAAGAGTTGGATAAAAGCATTCCGAAAGAATAAAAAAAGCCCCTCGTTGGCGTGGGGCAATGCTAGGAATGGGTATTAATAATTATATGAATAGCCCAAATGTCAAATGGGCGCGCGAATATTACCAGTATAAGTTAAATAATCTATTAAATAATTGTTACTGAATACGGAAAAGAATATTGAGAATTGAGTATATAAAAAAGCCCTCAATGAAGAGGGCGCATCTAATGGAAATGCATTTTTATAGTTATTGTTATGAGTTACTAACCACCCATAGCTAGTACCGGAATAATACCACTACTTATTACTTAAGCCAAATCGGAGTATTAATCAAATGGGGAAAATCGTATTAACACCAAAGCAAATCAAGTCTCTTCATGAGTTTGCACAGGAAGAAGGGCAACCGTCTTACACTATTGAAGAAGGAACCATTTGCGATGGTGATGAGGTTGTTTATGAAGGTCTGATTGCTTATTCAGGCTCGGAAGAACATGGTGTTCTGCAACTAGAAGATTAAACACAAAAAAATAGCCCATACCACCGCCTAGTGGAATATGGGCTAACTATATGCACGGCCTGTAGGCTTATTGTTATTTATATATATATATGTCTGCTTTTAAGATTAATACATTGACTGATGAATAAGTGTAAAAAATCTTAACTAAATATGTCAGTCTCGCAATCGCGGGGCTTTTTAATACCTATAGGAGCACTAAATGCCTAATCCAATTATGAAATATTTTGAGTACCAACATCTACCAACTCACTTGCAAGAGGTTAGTAAGCCAATTGGTGATCTAGCTAAGCAGATGGATGAACAGTTACCAGATGGCGCTGAGAAATCAGCGGGGCTTCGCAAGTTGCTTGAGGCTAAGGATTGCCTTGTGCGGGCTAAATTAGGTTAGTTGTCATAAAAAAATCCCCTTCTGCGAAAAGGGGAAAGGATTTATTTAGTTTATTGAACTAATTTTTGATTATGAATACCCAAATGTCGTAAGGGCGTGAGCATGATACCAATATAAGTTAAATAATCTAGGTATAAATTGTTACGAAATACGGAAAAGAATATTGAAAAACGCGTATGCAAATAAAAAAAGCCTACACAGCGGTAGGCTAAAGTATTGCTTTACGATGAATATCAGCGTTAAGCCTAGCAGGTTATTTCAAACGTGCAATTATATTGGTGATTATCAAATAGATTAGAGATAAAAAAAAGCCCCGAGCCAGCATGCTTGGGGCTTAATGTAATCATATTGTTCATTTTATTCTAATCAGGCGTAAATATACACGGCTCCGTTTTTTAGTCAATTTATCTTTAGCTATCAGCTAATCACTGGTGGCCTTTTCATATATGGAGGTAGTCATGTCAGATAAAAAAGAAATAGCCACTATGTCTATAAAGATATCAGTCGATAGCACTGACTTAGATAAGCTGGAAGCACAATTAAAACGTATTGAAGGTCTAATGGTGAGCACTGGATTAAAACAGCCAGCTCAGCAAGGCTTGACAATGGATTTTGGTATATTCAACCCTAAAGGGTGTTTAGAACCTGTATTTACAGTTTCTTCTAGTAGAGTGTTCATTAATGATGTGTTTATTGAGAATGGCACTATACAGAAAATGGTACTGCAGCCAGTAGAAGAACAAACTAAAAAGGGTGCAGAGCAAGCGCGGTTTGAAATAACCACAGGTATCAATGATAACCGTGAGCAAGTATCTGCTGAAATGGCTCTTAAAGCTTCCGTTGAAATTAGCCGGGCAAGTAAAGCTATCTCTCAAGAGCGGTCGGAGTTTGAAAAGATTCAACAACTTATTGAGGGTAGGTTTAATTGCTTACAGTCTTCAATTGCGGATATACAACATGCTCAAGCCAACTCAGAGATAGCGAGTGCAGGTGCAATTGAGCAAGTTCGTGCGAAGATTCATCGTAAAGAACAACTTAATTTATAAAATTCTACAAACGTCATTCATGGAGTGGCGTTAATAGAGATTTATATAGGAGATAAACACGATGGCTAAACCGGATTGGGGGACGCTACAGCAACAGTTCCTCACCGAACATGCTATATCAGGAATATCCCCTAAAGAATGGTGTGAAGACCAGGGACTCAATTACGCAACTGCAAGGCGATATATTAAAAAGCCGGCTGCGCAATCTGCGCAAAAAACTGCGCACAAAAAATTGCGCACTGCGCAGACTGAAGATAGCGCAAAGTCGTTATCAAAAGACAAAGAGCTTACACAACAGCAAAAGCGGTTTGTTGTTGAATATCTGATAGATGGTAATGCAACACAAGCGGCAATAAGGGCTGGTTATAGCGATGAAAGCTATGGTCGGCAACTCCTCACGATTCCTCACGTTGCAAATGAAATTGCGCACCAACAACAACAGTCTTTATCGCGCACATTAATTAAAGCTGATGAGGTACTTGCTAAGGCATGGAGCCTTGCAACATTTGACGCGAATGAATTATCTCAATATCGGCGTGGTTGCTGTCGTCATTGCTGGGGATTCGGTTATCAGTATCAATGGCGTGACGCAGTAGAATTTGAAGAAAAACGACTTGAAGCAACTGAAAGAAAAAAGAGAGCTCCTGAAGATACGGGGGGATATGGTTACAACCACACAAAGGAGCCTAATCCCCTATGCCCACGCTGTAACGGTGAAGGTATTGGACAACCATTCTTTCCTGATACCCGAAAACTTAATGCTGATGCGGCTTTGGCGTATTCAGGCGTTAAATTGGGTAAAAATGGTGTTGAGATACTTTCAATTAATCGAGAGCGTATGTTTGATGCGGTAATGAAACGTCTAGGCCTTGCTGATAGTGAGACAGCTCAGCGTATTCTCGAAATAGAATTGGAGCGCAAGCGATTAGAGGTTGAGAAACTGCGCAAAGAGCTTGCCGATAATGCTGACGATGATAACCCAACTCCAGTAGCGATTAATATTAACGTTGTCGATGCGAGGGCGGATGATGATAGCACCGACACTTAATATCCCCCAAGCACGATTCTTGGCAATGCCTCATAAGTTTAAAGCATACGTGGCTGGGTTTGGCTCGGGTAAGACTTGGGTCGGTAGCGGTGGCATATGCAAAGGTATGTGGGAATTCCCTAAAATCAATCAGGGGTATTTTGCACCAACCTACCCACAAATACGGGATATCTTCTACCCGACGATCGAAGAAGTCGCCTTTGATTGGGGGCTTAAAGTTAATATTGTTGAAAGCAATAAAGAGGTTCATTTTTACGAGGGTAGGAAATTCAGAGGCACGGTGATTTGCCGTTCTATGGAAAAACCCGAAACTATCGTTGGTTTTAAAATAGGTAATGCTTTAATTGATGAGCTTGATGTCATGAAGTCTGACAAAGCTCAAAAGGCATGGCGAAAAATTATTGCTCGTATGCGTTATAACGTTACTGGCTTACGAAATGGTATTGATGTAACAACAACCCCTGAAGGGTTTAAGTTTGTTTATCAGCAATTCGTAAAAGAGGTGAGAGACAAACCTGAGCTAAGTACGTTGTATGGTCTTGTTCAAGCGTCTACGTTCGACAATGAAAAAAATCTACCGTCTGATTATATTCCCTCACTAATGAGTTCTTACCCGCCTGAGCTAATTAAGGCTTATTTGAGGGGGCAATTCACTAACTTAACAAGCGGTACCATTTATCACACCTTTGATAGGAAGCTGAATAACTCAGAGGAAGAAGAGCAGCCCGGAGAAACGCTTTATATCGGCATGGACTTTAACGTTGGCAAGATGGCGGGAATTGTTCATGTACTCCGTTTGGGCTTACCTCATGCTGTTACTGAAATCATTAATGCCTACGACACACCCGATATGATCCGCATCATTAAGGAACGTTTCTGGCTCTACGATGGTTCAAATTATAAAAAAGTCCGAGAGATTTATATTTATCCTGATGCCTCCGGCGATTCGCGTAAATCAAGTAATGCCAGTTCAACCGATATTGCACAACTAAGACAAGCCGGTTTTCACGTCATTGTTAACGATTCAAATCCACCAGTTAAAGATAGGATCAACTCTATGAATGCAATGTTCTGTAATGCTAATGGAGAACGCCGGTACAAGGTCAATGTTAAACGTTGTCCTATCTATACTGAATCGTTAGAGCAGCAGGTATGGGCAGATAATGGCGAGCCGGATAAAAAATCGAATAAGGATCATCCTAATGATGCAGGTGGTTATTACATCATTAAGCAATTCCCAATTGTGAAGCCAGCCTTCGATATAACCTTAGGAACAACCTTCTAATGAGTACAAACAACGTTGATTTTACTCGCCCTGAATACAAAGCGGCTGCGCCTCAATGGAAGTTAGTCCGTGATGTGTGTCGAGGTGGCGAGGATATAAACACTTATTTGCCAGAACTTGTCGAGCAGGATGATGCCCGTAAAAAGAAACGTAACAAAGACTATCAAGACAGGGCTGTGTTTTATCCCATAACGGGTAATACTCGTAACGGAATGATAGGCATGGCATTTAAAAAAGACCCCTTAGTCGCCGTTATCGAAAAGCTGTCGTGTTTAAAAGACGATGCTGACGGTGCGGGTTCAAGTATTTACCAACTGGCTCAGTCTTCACTTGAGTCAGTATTAGAAGTCGGTCGACATGGTCTGTATGTGGATTACAACAGCGATTCGAAACTCCCGTACATATTTCAATATCGTGCTGAAGACATCATTAACTGGCGTACAGCGCGTATTAATGGGCGCACGATGTTAACGCTGGTGGTATTACGTGAAACGGTGGAAGAAGAGGACGGGTTTGGTTTTAAGGATGCGGTTCAATACCGTGTATTAGCCATTGAAGACGGTCATTTCATTTGCCGTGTTTATCGCAAGGCGGTAGGGCAAAGCGTATTTCAAATCGATTCTGAGTATATGCCTGAGCGTGCAGGCAATGGTGTGTGGGAGGAAATCCCGTTTACGTTTATCGGTGCTCAGAATAATGACCACACGATAGACGAGGCACCCTTATTGGGGTTGGCAAAGATTAACCTAGGGCATTATCGAAATTCGGCTGATTATGAGGACTCTGTTTTCTTTTGTGGCCAAGTTCAGCCATACCTTGGTGGGTTAGATACCGCGTGGCGGGATCATTTAGAGAAAGCTGGGGTTATTGTGGGCTCTCGTTCACCTGTTATGCTGCCTAAAGACGGCTTTTTTGGTTACGCTCAAGCACAACCTAACATGTTGGCTAAAGAGGCGATGGACAGTAAACGTGATTACATGGTTGCGTTGGGTGCTCAATTGGTATCTGCGGATAGTAAGGTCAAAACGGTCATTCAGTCTGTCGGTGAACAGAATGCCCAAACTTCCATTCTGAGTATTTGCTGTTCAAACGTTTCCGATGCATTTAGTAAAGCGCTAATGTGGTGTGCTGAATACTTAGGTTTAGATACGACAGACATTTCGTTTGAGATTAACAAAGACCTTGTTAACCACATCGCGGACAGTGCGATGATCCGTGAAATAGTTTCCGCATGGCAATCGGGGGCAACACGTAAATCTGACTTAGTCCGTAGTTTGCAAAAATACGATGTTATCGACCCTGCTGATGATATTGAGGTGGTGGTGGATGAACTGAATACTCAGCAACCCACGATGGTAGGTGAAACGTGATATCCGTGAATAGGCAGTTAATGGATGAGTTAATTGCTCATTCACTCTTTTCAGGTCGATATTCCACCAGCGTCGCTAAACGTATGGTCAAGGTATTGAATGAGTTCGACGCTGAGCTCACAGCAACATTAATTACTGCGCTGGATGATGCTGACATTGATATCAATAGCTTTACGGTTAGGCGGTTGGAGTCATTACTGTCCAGCGTCGAGCGAATCAATCGGCAAGCGGTAGATCGTGCGTTTGCGTTCTTATCGGATGAAATGAAGGCGTATGCTTTTCATGAAGTCAGTTTTTATCCCTCCCTGTTCAATGCGCTGCTGCCTGATGCCATATTACGCCATTATCCCTTTATGGGGATCAGCGAGGAGATGTTATACGCCTCAGCGATGTCTCGACCTTTCCAAGGGAAGTTATTGTCTGAGTGGGCATCAGGGTTGGAAAAAGACCGTATGACCCGTATCAGCAACACCGTGCGTAATGGTTATCTCAATGGGGATAGCGCCGTTCAAATCGGGCGAAAAATTCGTGGTCATGCGAAGCAAAATTATAAAGACGGCGCATTACAGATGAGTCGTGCGAATGCCACCACCCTAGCCAAAACGGCTATTAACCATGTGCAAGCCACTGCACGTGAACATTTAGTGGACGCCAATAAAGACATTATTGATTGTAAACAGTGGCTTTCAACACTGGATAACAAAACCTCTCATGATTGTATTGTGCGTGACAGGCTGAAATATACTTTAAACGGTCATCCGATTGGTCATAAGGTTCCCTATAAGCGCGGCCCCGGCAAAATCCATTGGGGATGCCGCTCAACGGAAACACTCATTCTTAAATCGTGGCGTGATTTAGGTATTGATGCCGATGAAATGGACGATGGGACTCGTGCGTCAATGGATGGGCAAGTTCCCGCTAAAACGACGTATTTAGAGTGGATCCAAAGGCAGCCCGAATGGCGACAGCGACAAGTATTTGGTGAAGTACGGTTTAGGTTAATGAAAGAGGGCGGCATGACCCCTTCTGAGTTTTATACCGATAAAGGCGAATTTATTCTGTTATCTGAATTAAAAGCACTGGATGAACGCGCATTTAAAGAGGCGGGTTATAGCTAATCAATACACTATTTAACAAGGTCACTTCGGTGGCCTTTTTTAATATCTAAATTCAGCTGAGGGCTGAACTAACTCAACGCGCTAGGCGCATCAATCCCAAGGGGAATCACATGTTATTTATGAATATCGAACGCAAATACTATTCACAGGCGGGTGGTGAGGATAAAGGGGGCGGTGCGGGTGGCGCACTCGAAATCACACCTGAAATTCAAACCCTTATCGACCAGCAAGTGTCTGGACTAAAAGCCAAGAACACCGAGTTACTCGGCAAAATCAAAGAGCAGGGCGATAACCTGAAGCGTTTTGATGGTATTGACCCCGACACGGTGAAAGGGATGCTTAAACGTTTTGAAAATGACGAAGAAGCCAAACTCATTGCAGATGGCAAGATTGATGAAGTCATTAATAAGCGTACCGAGCGTATGCGGGGTGATGTTGATAAGCAATTAAAAGAGGCTAATACCCGAGTGGAAAAAGCGGAAGCCTTTGCCAATAAATTCCGCGCACGTGTGTTGGGCGATGAAATTCGTTCAGCGGCGGGTAAAGCTGGCGCATTAAGCAGTGCGCAAGAAGATTTAATTCTACGTGCCAAAGGCATTTTTCAAATCAACGACGAAGGTCAGGCCGTCGCTGTTGATGAAGATGGGGATCCAATCATGGGCAAAGATGGGCGAACTCCGCTATCCCCTATTGAATGGATTGAATCCCTGAAAGAAAGCGCACCACACTTATTCCCAGCCGCATCAGGTACAGACGCAGGGAAACATAAGCAAGGTGGCGCACACCTTAAACGTTCTCAAATGTCCGCCAGCGAAAAGGCTGAATATATTCGCCGCTATGGCCGTGACACCTATTTAAGACTTCCAAAAGAGTAAGGAAAGGCAGCAATGACAACAACAGTGAATAGTGATTTAGTGATTTATAACGATTTGGCACAAACCGCGTTCTTAGAGCGTCGCCAAGATAATTTAGCGGTATTCAACCAAGCATCGAATGGTGCCATTGTGCTAGATAACCTGTTTATTGAAGGCGATTTCCGTAAACGTGCTTTCTATCAAATCGGCGGATCCATTGAGCACCGTGATGTTAACTCAACGGAAAAAGTAGATAGTAAAAAAATTGGTGCGGGTGAATCGGTTGATGTCAAAGCACCTTGGAAATACGGTCCATATGCAACTACGGAAGAAGCATTTAAACGACGTGGTCGCGATGTCTCTGAGTTCTCAGAGCTGGTGGGCACGGATGCAGCAGATGCTTCCCTAGAGGGTTACATTAAATACTCGCTGGCGGCATTGGCAGCAGCCATTGGGAGTAACAAAGCAATGGTTGTCACGGCAGATATTGCCACCGACGGTAAGAAAACACTGACCAAAGGGTTACGCAAATACGGTGATAAATTCAACCGTGTTAATTTGTTTGTCATGCACTCAACGACCTATTTTGACATTGTTGATCAGGCCATTGATAACAAAGTCTATGAAGAAGCAGGGGTCGTTATCTATGGTGGTCAGCCCGGCACGCTGGGTAAACCTGTTCTCGTGACAGATACCGCGCCAGTGGATGCTATTTTTGGTCTTGTTCCTGGTGCGGTGACTATCACCGAATCTCAAGAGCCGACTTTCCGCTCATTTAACATTAATGATAAGGAAAACTTAGAAATTGGCTATCGTGGTGAGGGCACGGTAAATGTGGGTGTTCTAGGCTATAGCTGGGATGAAACGAAGGGTGAGAACCCTGATTTAACCAAACTTGGTACTGAAGGTAACTGGAAGAAGCATTTTAAGAGCGACAAGATGACCGCGGGTGTGATGATCAAACTGACCACTGAAGCGGGAAAGTAACTCTGTCAGCGGATAAAACGTCCGCTATCGCTGACAGTACCGATGTTGTGACCGTTACACTCAATTATACCAAGGGAAGCTCGCCAGTTGAGGGGGCTACCGTTAACTGGTTAACAACGGGGGGAAATTTGAGTGTGACATCTTCTAAGACGGGCAAAGCGGGTGGCACGACAGTGAAACTGACCTCGGATACCGACGGTAAATTCATTGTCACTGCGACAGCCGATGGCGTGACTCAGTCAACGGATGAAATTACATTTACGGCTAAGCCACCTGAAAGTGGTGAATAACTTAAAGGGGTGTAATGCCCCTTTCTTATTTTGAGGGGCTTATGATTGATTCAGATAAAACCTCCCTGACCTTTAACAGCTATGCCAGCGTCGCGGATTTAAAGTCTTATGCTTCAGCAAGGCAGTTAACGCTCCCTAATGAGGGGTTGGAAGGATTGCTCATTGTGGCCATGGATTATCTTGAATCCCAAAAGTGGTTAGGTAAGCGAACCGATGCTCATCAGCCGTTATCTTTTCCACGTACGGGATTAATTCGTGATGGTATTGCGGTTTCAAGTGAAATTATCCCCCGGCAAGTTATCCAAGCCCAATGCCGCTTAGCAATCGAATCTCAAGAGAACGACCTACAACCCACTTTAGGCGGGGAAATCATTGCGGAACGTATTGAGGGTGCAATTGATTTGAAATACGCGGAAGGCACCAATACAGGCACACCGAATTTCGCTTGGTTGAAAGGTTTGTTATCGGGCTTGATTGATATCTCTGAGGGGTTCGCCATTAATACTTTTGCAATGAGGTAGCCATGAATATCTATCAGCGTGGTCACCACACAGCGTTGCGAATGCTGAATAAATACGGTGCTTCATACCAAGTTAAACGAGATGGCAAACACTGGGTTGATGATGAGACGGGTAAAGAGCACCACGAGGCTGAAACCGAGTTTCTCGTCACAGGGGTTAAGGTGCAATACAAACCTCATGATATTGACGGGACGCTTATTCTGGCGACGGATATCAAAATGGTCTTTTCACCCGCCACAGTTATTCAGAAAGGGGATCGGGTATTCGTTGACGGCGTGTGGTTGCGTGTTCAAGAGCCTAACCCAATTAAACCTGCTGAACTCGTGATTTGCTATCAATCTCAATTGAGGGCGTGACATGTCACAATCATTTATGCGTTCAATTAACTTGTTTGTTGATAGTGCCCAAGCAGACATGGAAGCGGTTGTTAAGAAAACGGGGTTTAAAATTTTGGCTCAGCTGGTTCAAATGTCACCTGTCGGTAATCCTGAACTCTGGGAAGTCAACCAGACGGCAGTCAGTTATAACCAAGCAGTATTTGAACACAATGAAGAACTTAGGAAAGACCCTAATAACCTTACCCCGAAGAAACGCCAGTTAAAAAAGCGCGTGCGTGTCAATGACTCCATGGATATCAAAGCCCCTCCGGGTTATACCGGTGGACGTTTTCGGGGAAATTGGCAAGTGACGTTTGATACACCTGCGGACGGTGAGACAGGACGAATTGATAAATCAGGCCGCATGACCGTCTCTATGGGGAATTATGTGCTTGAGCACTTTAAGGTAGGCATGAGTGCTATCTACTTTACCAATAATGTGCCCTATGCTTACCCGTTAGAAATGGGCCATTCAAAGCAAGCCCCGAATGGCATGGTGGCTATCACTGCACAGAATGTGAGTCAGTTTTTTAGAGAGGCTATTGCTGAGGTGAAATCATGAAGCAATCCGAAATTAATCAGTCAATACGTGCGCTGGTGGCTCAAATTGCGAAGCAAGCGGGGTTAAAGGTGGCATGGCCTAATATGGCTTTTGATGAGATTAATTCCCCTTATCTGCAAATGCATATTTTGCCAGCGACAACGGAGAATATGGGGCTAGCGCTCGATATGCCGATTTTAAAAGGGGTCATTCAAATTAATATTGTGGGTAAGGTGGGGAGCGGTGATGAACAATTAAGCCTGGTTGCGGATAACATCAAAGCTCAGCTTGAAAATGGGCTCACACTGACCAAAACCCTTTATCTCAACAGTGAGCCAAATCAATTACCCCCTCTCGTGGGGGATACCCACTACACCATTCCCATACGCACATCCTATCGATGTGATTCAGTTCGATAACACCGCCAGCTGGCGGTTTTTTTATGCATAAATAAAGAGGTTCATTATGGCGGAATATAGCATTCCTAATGGTTCTACTGTTTCGGTGTCCAGTGGATATGGTGAAGCAATCGCGATTACTGCAGCATCGAATGCCAGTGAGGTTGTTCTTACTGTTGCAAGCGCGGGCGATATTAAAGCGGGTGATGTTGTGATCATCAGTGACAGCTGGAGTAATTTAAATGGCCCTAAACGGGTTAAAACGGTTGCAGCCAGCAATATCACCATTGAAGGCTTTGACAGTACGGATAAATCTAAATATCCAGCAGAAGAAGCAATAGGTACTATCAAGAAGGTCACGGGTTGGACGCAAATCAAGCGTGTGACGACGGTGGGCATTGAAGGGGGCGACCAGCAGTCCACCAGCATTCAGTTTCTTGAGGATGATCAGGCAATCAGCCTTGATACCTTTAAGAACCCGTACATCATTACTTACACATTAGCTTATAACGCCGATGCTAAACATCATGCCTTATTGCTGGATTATGATGAAAGTAAATCGCTGGTGGCTGTGCGTTTTTATAATAAACGCGCCGAGCAAGATCGCTATTATTTGGCATCGACCTCGTATAAAGAAATCCCTGATACGGCGGTGAACGAAATTGAAACAACGACTGTTCGCTTCTCTTTGCGTTCTAAACAGTCCGTCTACGCCCACGCAAAGTAATCCCGGTATCTGAGCTCACAATTGATAAACCGATTGCCACAGGTGTTGTGGGAGAGGTGATTTTACTCAACCTCACCTTAACACCTGCTAATGCATCCAATCAGAATGCGACATGGAAGAGCTCTGATACCGCAAAAGCGACTGTGAATACCGCAGGTAAAGTCACACTGAAAGCCGCGGGCAAAGTGACTATCACTGCCACTGTTGACGATGTGACAGTCAATTCAGTTATTACGATTAATGAAAAGGCGAATAATGGCTAAGTTAACCTACAACCCAACACCCACATTTGAACACACCGTGAAAATCACAACACCTGACGGTAAGCAAGGTGATTTACCGTTTGTATTCGTTCACAAAAAAATGAGTGAACTGGATGAGATGGGGAAAGCTGACGATCTAACCGATACAGGATTTTTGCTTCAAATTGCGAAAGGGTGGGGATTTAAAGATCGCGAGTTTAACCACGATAATGTGGCAGAATTTTTCGATAACTACCCGGGGGCAGCTTTCGAGATTTTTACGTCCTATCGCCAAGCGCTCTTAGGTATTCGGGAAAAAAACTCCTAGCGGTTGCGCAGGTACTTTACAGTAAGCCACTGTCAGCGATTGAATTAGATTTGCTGGGGGATCTTGATGACAATGATGTTGAGGTTACCCCAGATATTGAAGCTTCAGTCACGCTATTCCAAGCGCTATCAACACAATGGCGGGTCAGTATGGATGGTCCTACTGGGATTGATTATACCGTTATTCCCATGCTGGCCAGCGCTTACGGTATTTGTGATCTGGCAACCGTGATTAAAGATATTCAACTGATGGAGTCAAAAGCTTTAGAATTGATCCATAAAAAATAGGGCAGTAATGCCTTAAACATTATAATTGTATATGTATACAGTGTTTTGGGTGGGTTTAGGTAGGTTAGTTATGGGAGGGATTCTGTTGCAGCCAAAACCATAACATGGCAATCTCGCGGGGCGCGAATTATACGTATGATAATGTAAAATACAAGCAACGCTATTGACTTAATGTAACTTAACTTACATTATAACCAGAGGTAATACACACCGTATACCTAGATGAAGTTGATAACTCATTGGTTTATAACGAGGTTAATATGGGTCACGCACTGCAAAAGCCTAATCGCTTGAATATACCTGCTCGTGACAAAAGTAAAATTGCAGCGCCAAAAGCTGCCATGAGCGAGCAATGTTCTCACGATAATCAAGTCAAGAATGCTTTTGATTTTGGTTTCGCTCGCTATGAAAAAGCCATGGAAAAATTAGCTAAGGTATAGTGAGTGATAAGCATCACAGGGGAGTTTGTCGAAGGGATTAACTATCTATCTATTGATGACCTAATAAACATCAATAGAACATTGATAGAGTTGCAAACTCCCAATGAGCCTATCGAAGTATTGAACTTCAATAACCTTAGCTCATCCCAATCAAGACCAAGCCAAGTGAAATATTATGAGCAGACAGATGACATGTTTGTTCTTACTGCAGTATTAATTGAAAGCCTGATACAAAATCATCCTTTTGCCAATGCTAACAAACGAACAGCAATGATGGCAGGGTACGTTTTTTTATTGCTTAATGGTTATGAATTAACGGCTCCAGAGGATGAAGTGGTTGAAATGGCTCGCGGATTAGCCACTAAAGAATATTCACTTGATGAACTAGACAGTTGGCTGTGTAATTGGTCAAGAGATTTTGATTCAAGGCAACTCTGTAAAGAGCGAATAGGCATTGAATATTGCTCTATATTCAGATTCAAATTAGATTAGCCCACTTCGGTGGGTTTTTTATTGCCTAAAGTTTTATTTTGTAGTCTTTGTATAGTCTTTTTTCAAAATCCAAGAATCGGCGCTTTAGTGTCGATTTAGCTAATGTCGAAGAAAAATAGTCAAGAGGGATTAGATTCGCTGAGCCTAAGTTATCGATAATAAAAAATCTTCCATGCGGTGAGTGTCCTAATTGATAAACAATATTGTAAGTTTTTAGAGTCATCGATACGATGGATTCACTGAAAACTTTCTTTTTGAACTCACTATACGCAATTTTCATGTTGCTTTTATGTTTCAGAAAAACGCTTTTATTGCTCAGGTAATAATCTAAAGTTTGAGATGTATTCCCATTTTTATCTTTTATCAATTGAAATATATAGCCTAGGCCACGGTCTGTTTCTTGTGTTCCATAATATTGAGATACAGTGGTTACGTTTTTATTTTTTCTAGCCAATAACTTGTAATAACGGACTTCTCGTAATGTTTCTTTATCATCACGATCACTATGATGTACCTTGATACATAGGTCAGAATAATCAGGGTGTTGATAACATGCACGTTGGCGACCTGATGCAATTAGAAGGGATGGGGGAAGATAAATTCCTTTGTTAAATAGTCTGTTCATACCAATAGCCGCTTTCATAATGCGATATAGATGTTGTGTCGGTTTATATATTAATCAGATTTTGGTTAAGTAAAGCATTGTACTTACTTTTGCTATGAAATGTAAGTTCGGTGTTTGCTTCAATTTGCACTCCCGCTAAGCCAATATTACTGATACTAATTGATAGTGAAAAGTTGCTTATCTCAATGGCTTTTATTGTTTATCTATTAACATTAACCTAACATAGGGCTATCTTAAGCTAAATCTTGGACTTGCTATGAATAGATTACTAATGCTTATAGCTCTTATATGCTGTACTTTTGTTGTAAATTCTAAGCCTGTTTATACGGCTGATGAACTTCATGAAATGGTTCTTTCTGGTACTAATCCTGAGATGCTTAATCCTCGCTTAGTGTACGATTCGACAGGTATAGTCACATTCAATAAATGTGTATCTACGATGAGAAAGTTACTCAGTGATTTGGGGAGTTATCCGTCTGTAATCGAAAGAAATAGTTTTGGTGTATTTCGCGCTAAGCTTTGGGCTAGTGACGGATTGTATGAGCTTAACTGTGTTGAAGCTAATGATAGTGTTATCGCTGAACAGTATAAGTCAGAGTACAAATAGAATGGAGATTTGTTTCAATTGAATGCCCACCAGCTGGTGGAATTTATGTTTGGCTGATGCTAATTGAGTGCATGGATAACATGAAGACATTAGGTTTAGTTTTAATCATCATTGGAGTTCTATTAATGGGGATTGGAATTTGGTCTTTCAGTATTATTTTTAGAATTCGTCATAGAGAAAAGCACTTTAGAAGCCATAAAAAAAACCGATGATTGAGTTCCAACTTAGTGTTCTGCTTTTTTACTTTACTGGGAATTCACATCATACTAGATCGGTGAAAACTAAATGACGAGGCTGGGATGAAAAAACTACTACTAGGACTATTGCTTTGCTCTGTTGGGTTTGGGGCTGTTGCCGATTGGAAGTATTCTGAGAAAGTTGATGAAATGCGAGGAACTACTCAGTATTTTGCAAGCTTAGCACCAGAGAAGGATAATGAAGGTGTAGCAATAACGTTAATAGCGGAAGGCTATAACAATAAAGAAGCATATAATTTTCACTTTTCCCTAAATGGCGCTGAGTTTGATTGCAAAGTAGGGGATATCTGTTCTGGCCTAATGAAAGCTGATAACGGCGAAATTAAAGAGCTATTATTTGAGCTCGATAAAACAAACCAGCTTTTGGGATTTGTTATTGGAATGCGTAATTTTGCAACAGAATTATCTGGCGCAAAAATCCTATATATAGAGCTCCCTATTTTAGGTAAAGGCATGATGCAATTTAAGTATGAACCCAATAAACTGAAATGGTCGATGTAACAATCATCCACAGTCACATATAACCACCTTCGGGTGGTTTTTTTGTACCCGAGGAAAGTTATGACACAAGAAATAGCCAGTATTTCATTTAAGGTCAGCACTAGCGAGCTCGAAAAAGGCTCTAAAGCACTAAATGATTTACAACAAGCCGCCAGCAGAACAGACCAATCCGTAGATGAGTTAAATAGTACATTTAAACAATCTGAACCCGCACATAAAGCGGCAGCCCGTTCTATTTCCGAGTTAACCCAAAGACAAAAGGAAACTGCAGTAGCTGTTGAGGCTATGAATGCGAAGTATAAGGAAAATGCCTCATCACTACGAGACCAAATTCTATCCATAAAGAAAGCTGGTGATGCGAGTAGCCAATTTGCAGAGATCCTAAAAAGACTGAACAGCCAGTATGAAAGTGGAAGAATTAGTGGTGTACATTTTGCCATACTGGAAAATCAGATTAAAAAGGCAGTCAGAGAGACCGAAACCGGGAACACAAAAGTTGCTGACTCGTTTGCGAGGCAAATTGAAAGTATTGAAAAAGTATCGGGGTCTACAGCAAAACTGACCGCAATAAGAGAAAATCTGACCCAAGTATACCAAAAAGGCAACATTGATACCGAGCGGTATCAAGCATTACTTGAAGATATCACCAATCGTACCAATGGATTATCCGTTGCTGAAAAAGAACTTTCTGTTCTAAAGGATTCCTTCCTACGAAAAATACATGAGCAAGTTTTTCTGTATGGCGCCAGTAAAACAGAAATGTTGTCGTACAAAGCCGCTCAGATGGGGATTTCAAAAGAAGCAGCACCCATCATTACCCAAATGAAAAAGCAGGAAGAACGCACCGCAAGGCTAGCTTCTGAGCAAAAACAAGCAGCTCAAGCGGCAAGAGAGTTAGCCAGAGAGCAACAACTAGCTGCAGCGGCTGAAGCTAGGGAGGTTCAAACTAAAGAAAACTTTATTCAGGCGTTGAAAAATGAAGCGGACGCAATAGGTAAAACAAAATCTGAATTGCTACAAATGAAAGCGGCTCAATTAGGTGTGAGTCAACAGGCTGAACCGTATTTAGCGAAGTTAAAGCAGCAAGATCAGGCCTACCGCAATGGCGCTATTACATTGGGGCAGTATCGTAATGCTATGCGGCAATTACCGATGCAAATGACGGATATTGTGACGTCATTAGCTTCAGGTATGCCTATTTGGCTGGTCATGGTTCAGCAAGGCGGGCAGATTAAAGACTCCTTTGGTGGTGTTGGGAATTCATTTAAAGCGGTATTGTCATTAATTACACCAATGCGAATTGCAATGTTAGGGCTGGTGGGAGTGACTGGCTCATTAGTGAGTGCAGCTTATAAAGGCTCGAAAGAATTCACTGAGTACAATAAACAGTTTATTTTGACGGGGAGTTATGCAGGAAAAACCGCTTCGCAACTTGATTCATTGGCTAAACAGCTATCTGGTAATGGCATTACTCAATATCGTATGGCCGACGCATTAGCGAAAGTGGTGGGTTCTGGTGCATTCTCAGGAAATCAAGTTGGTATTGTTGCTGATATCTCTGCGAAGATGGAAAAAGCAGTCGGGCAGGATATTGATAAAACGATTGAGCACTTTAAACGTCTTAAAGATGATCCAGTTAAAGCGGTAACGGAGTTAAATAACTCGTTGCATTTTTTAACCGCTAAGCAGTATGAGCAAATTGCAGCGGCAGAAGCACAAGGACGTACTGAAAAAGCGGCAGAACTTGCAACGAAAGCCTATGCCGAGGCAATGAATCAACGTTCTATGTCTATCGTCGATAATCTTGGCACTTTAGAGCGTGCGTGGAATTGGATTGAGAACGCAGCGACTAAAGGCTGGGATGCGATGCTAGGGGTGGGGCGAAATCCAGGTCTTGCATTGGATAGACAGACAGCATTTGCTGAACTTCAGCAAGCCCAAAAACAGTATAATCAATTACAGAAAACTCTCGGTTATTCTAAAGGGTATGAGGGAAACAATGTAAATACAAAACAAGATGCTGAACGTTTAGCTAATGCTGAGCGTGAAGTTGAACTCAAAACACAAGCCTACGAACTTATTGACAAAGCGTGGGCAGCAGATGGGCTAAAAGTTGAGCGTGAGCGATTGGCTCGACAAGATGAAGAAAGGGCGATTAAGAACCAAGAGATTTTCAACGCTAAAGTTAAGCAAGGCCAAACAGCTGCTCAGCGTCGCAATGAGGAAGAAAAAGAGCTCAATCGATTAATTCTAGAAAATAAACGGCACGCAAAAGAAGGTCGAGCATCTCTTTTTACTCAAGAGGATATTGAGGCTGCTAGGAGGGGGATTCAGGAACGAAATAAAGACAAAAAAGTACCTAAAGGCTCATCTTTTCACCCTGATTATGGCACCCGCCACGATGAAGATCTCCAAAAGCAGCTTTTAGCACTTGAGGCACAAACAAAAGTGGCTCGTGATTTCTCACAAACAGGTGACCGCATTGTGAGTAACGAACGTAAGCAACTTATGCTTACTGAGGCCCAATTCACTATCTTGGATAGGATCGTTAAAAAAGGTGAGCGTCAATTAACGACTGATGAAAAATCACTGTTAATGAGACGTGAGTCTATTTTGTCTGGTCAGCGTGAACTTGCAGTTAAAGGTGATGCTTTAGAAAAGCAAAACCGTGAAAACAAGCTGCTTGAGGAAAGAGCCAAGCGTATTAAAGAGATTGAGAATCGTATTCAGGCTTTAAAAGGCAGCGCAGGATTAACCGATAGACAATACCAGCGTAATATTGCATTAGAAAAGGCGGATTCACCTGAGCAAAAAGCCAAGTTAGAAGAGTTTTACCGTGAGGAAGATGAACTTCGGGGAAACTGGCGTGACGGTATCAAAAAGGGCTTTGCGGAGTTTGAAGAAGACGCAACCAACACTTATGGAAAAGTCGCCCAAGCTTCGCAGTTTGCTTTTGTTGGGATGACTAATTCTCTCACGGATTGGTCTATGACAGGCAAGGCTAATTTTGGTGATTTTGGGCGTTCGTTTGCTCGGATGGTTACCGATATGCTGATAAAGGCTGCAGCACTAAAGGCGATGACAGCAGCATTTGGTGGTACTAGCTTTGGTAACTTCTTAGGTATTAAGCCGGGCTTTGCGCGTGGTGGTTTTACGGGGGCAGGTGACAAGTACGAACCTGCAGGCGTTGTCCATAAAGGTGAGTTTGTTTTCACAAAAGAAGCCACAAGTCGTTTAGGTATTACCTCATTAATGTCATTAATGAAAAGCGCTGAAAAGGGCTATGCTTCTGGTGGATACGTTGGAAACAATCATCCTATGGCGAATGTACCTGTTCAGCGTATGTATGGAATGCAAGGCGCTGGTGGCGTTAATGTTAACCTTAATCTTGGCGGTATTAATGTTGAGGCGGGGCAAGTGCAGCAACAAAATACTGTTTCTAATATTGACTTAAATTCTATTGAAAGATCCCTGACAAGTAAGCTTAAGCAGCTTTTGGTCAGTGAAGGGCAGGAAGGTGGCGATCTGTATAAAATAGTCAAAGCCATTACAGGTAACAGATATTAATCAAGGGCCACCAGCACGGTGGCTTTTTTATTGGGGCATGTGTGATGGATGAATTTAAGTGGCGAACTCAGGTTCAGGATTCACCCGTAGGTGAGTTTAGGCATCGAGTTAGAGAGGTGGTGTTTGGCGACGGGTATAAGCAGGTTGCGGGGGATGGCATTAACCCCGAATCGCAGTCATGGCCCATTACCTATACAGGGCTAAAAGTTGATGTTATTCCTATTTTAACTTTCATTCGACAACACACAACAACGTCTTTTATCTGGATATCACCCTTAGGTGAGAAAGGGCTGTATCGAGTGAAAGCTGATTCTATCTCAATGAAACCCGCTGGTGGTCGAATTATTACGATATCAGCAACATTTGAACAGGCGTTTAGTGCATGAATATCACTTCTGATGTACAAAAATTAGAGCCCGGCAACCGCATTCAATTGGTTGAAATCGATGGCAGCGAATTTGACGGTCCCATTCTTCGTTTTCATGCTTATAACTTACCACACACGGAAGCAGAGCTTGAAGCAATCACGGATGATATACGGCCCAAATCAATTTGGTGGCAAGGTAACGAATATGCGGCTTGGGCTTATGAAATTAAAGGTGTTGCCAAAAACAGTGATGGAAGTCCAACGAAACCTCTATTAAAAGTTTCAAATATTGACGGGTTGGTCTCTTCGCTTTGTTTGCAGTTTGACGATATGGCACAAGCGAAAGTAACGATTTACGAAACATTTTCGCATTATTTAGATAGTCGAAATTACGCTGAAGAAAACCCAACGGCTAACCCCGATGAGCATTTTTCACAGGTTTACTATATTGAACAAAAAACCAGTGAAGTTGCTGGGGATGCAGTTGAGTTCAGATTAGCGAGTCCGTTCGATTTGCAGGGGATGATGATACCTGTTCGGCAAATCCATAATCTCTGTTTCTGGTGTATGAAGGGGGATTACCGTAGTGGTAATGGGTGTTCCTATTCGGGTAATAAATACTTCAATGAACGGGGTGAGCCTGTCGATGATCCATCACTAGATAAATGCGGTGGGCTAATCAGTGATTGTAAAAAACGTTTTGGTGAAAATGAGCCTTTAGATTTTGGAGGGTTCCCTGCAGCAGGATTAATACGATGATCACAAAGAAATTAACCGAAGCGATATTTCAGCATGTTAAGTTGGAATATCCCAAAGAGGCCTGTGGTGTTATTTGCCAAAAAAGCCGAGTCAAAAAATACTTCCCCTGCAGTAACCTTTCCGATAATCCCAATGACCATTTTGAACTTTCACCCGAAGACTATGCCATTGCTGAAGATTGGGGGGAGCCTATTGCAATTGTGCACAGCCATTGCGGGGATGGCGCTACGACTCAACCGAGCGAAATCGATAAGTTACAGTGTGATGCCTCGGGGTTACCGTGGATTATCGCATCATGGCCAGAAGGGGATATTCGACTCATTCAGCCTCGAGTAGAACGCGAGTTGGAAGGGCGTCCATTTGTGCTGGGTCATGCAGATTGCTGGTCTTTAATTATGGACTACTACCGACAAAAACACGGTATTGAGCTACATAACTACAGCGTCGATAGGCACTGGTGGGAAGAGGGCGAAAATTTGTATATGGATAATTACCAGACAGCGGGTTTTGTTGATGTTACGGGCGATCCGAAAGAAGGCGACATGATTATCATGCAAGTACAAGCCGATGTGCCAAACCATGCAGGGGTGATAGCCGACGGCATGTTACTTCACCATCTATATGGCCAACTGAGTCGACTTGTCCACTACAGCGATTATTGGCGTGATAGGACAGTTAAAATTGTTCGGAGGAAAGAATTGGTATGAATGAGCTCAAAACTATTCGGCTGTATGGCCAACTCGGTACGTTGTTTGGACGGGAGCATAAATTAGCGATTAACTCTCCTGGTGAAGCAATCAAAGCCTTATCAGTGCTCTATGAAGGCTTTGAGCAATTCCTTGCAAATGCACACCTTAAAGGGTTGGTGTTCGCGGTATTTAAAGGTAAGCGCAATATCAGCGAAGATGAGCTGAATTTAGATACCAGCGAAGAAATTCGCATTGCACCGGTAATAAAAGGGAGTAAGCGCGGGGGATTTTTCCAAACAGTACTGGGTATCGCTATGATTGGGCTTGCGGTCTGGAACCCTGCATTTTTAGCTATGTCAGCTACCACCAATAGCGCTTTAATGCTAGGTGGAGCTGCAATGGCAATTGGCGGTGTCGTTCAGATGCTGTCCCCACAACCGCGTGGTTTATCTATACGCCAAGACGCGGATAATAAACCATCGTATGCCTTTGGTGGCGCAGTCAATACCACAGCCCAAGGCAATCCAGTACCGTTATTTTATGGGCTAGACCGACGCGAAATCGGTGGCGCAATTATCTCTGCAGGAATATACACCGAAGATCAGCAATAAACTACATCAACTTTCTATGTTAAATAGCGGCTTAATTGCCGTTTTTTTATGGGTGAAATATGAGAATTCAAGGCGCGAAAGGTGGGAGTTCCAAACCTCGGACACCCGTAGAGCAAAAAGACAGCCTATTAGCAGAATCAACGGCAAAGTTACTGCTTGCTATTTCTGAAGGGGAAATTGCTGGTGGGTTAGATGATACGTGTATTTTTCTTGATGATACCCCAATCGGTAATGCAGATGGCTCTAAAAACTTTGAAGGTGTGACGTGGGAATTTCGTGCCGGTAGTGAACATCAGGAATATATTCAAGGTATCCCTTCCGTTGATAATGAAATTGCGGTGGGGATGGAATTAAAAGACGATCAGCCATATGTAAGAACGGTCAATAATACCCAGTTATCGGCGATCCGTATTCGCTTGTCTGTGCCTCAATTTCTCCAGCAACACGATAACGGTGATACCACAGGTTATCATGTCGATTATGTTATTGAGCTTTCCACGGATGGGGCTGGCTATAAAGAAGTGGTTAAATCCGCCTTTGACGGTAAGACCACCAGCGAGTACCCAAGAACGCACCGCATTGATTTACCCAAGGCTTCTACAGGTTGGCAAGTTCGTGTTCGCCGTTTAACGAAAAACCAGAATAATGCACGCATTGCGGATCGGATTAATATTGCTGCGATTGCGGAAGTGATAGACGCCAAATTGCGGTACCCAAATACGGCCCTGTTATTTATCACTTTTAATGCCCGTCAATTTAATAACCGGATCCCTAAAGTCAGCGTGCGCCCAAAAGGAGGCTTGTTGGTTAAGGTACCAACGAATTATGACCCCATTAACCGGACCTATTCAGGGGTATGGGATGGCACCTTTAAATTAGCGGCAACCAATAATCCAGCATGGGTATTTTATGATCTGGTACTCAATAACCGTTACGGCTGCGGTGACCGCATTAAAGCGTCACAAGTTGAAAAGTGGGACTTATATAAAATTGCACAGTATTGTGATGAATTAGTTCCAGATGGACATGGTGGTGACGGTAAAGAGCCTCGTTTTTTATGTGATGTGTATATTCAATCGCAAGAGTCGGCTTATACCGTCCTGCGTGATATTGCGGCGATTTTCCGTGGCATGACGTTCTGGGCGGACAATAAAGTCAAAGCGGTTGCTGATATGCCTGCCAGTATTTTCCGTACTTTTACCAATGCGAATATTGTGGGCGGTAAACCCTCTTATTCAGGTGGCAGTACTCAGAATCGCTATACACAAGCACTGGTTTCTTTTACGGATATTAATAACCACAGCAATGATGATATTGAGCCCGTAGTCGATTTAAAGCTTCAGCGACGTTACAAGACTGTGCGTAAGGTGGAGTTATCCGCTATTGGGTGTACCCGTCGAAGCGAAGCAAATCGCCGTGGACGCTGGGCATTATTAACCAATGCCAATGACCGCATGATTTCCTTTGCAACGGGGTTAGAGGGCGCAATACCTTCTCCTGGTCATATTATTGCTGTTGCTGACTCATCACTTGCGGGTCGCAATACGGGTGGTCGTATTTCATCCGTAGAGGGGCGTAAAATTACCCTCGATAGAACCACCTCAATTAAAGCCGGCGATCGCTTAATTGTAAACTTACCCAATGGCGGTTCAGAGGGGCGAACAGTTACAGCCGTAAATAAAAAGGTGGTGACGGTTTCTGTTGAGTATTCACAAGTACCCCAAAAAGAAGCTGTGTGGGTAGTGGACTCTGACGACTTAGCGATCCAGTTGTACCGGGTCATTAACATCAGCGTTAATGGTGATAATACCTACACCATTAACGGTACCATTCATAACCCTGACAATTATGACCATATTGACTCAGGGGCGCGTATTGATGAGCGGCCAATTACAGTTATCCCGCCCAATGTGCAGCCAGCACCGAAAAACGTGCGTATTTCCTCCTATTCACAAGTAGAACAAGGTATTGCATTCACCACATTGCGTGTTGATTGGGAAGCTGCTGAAAGTGCGATTGCGTATGAAGCTGAATGGCGTCGAGATAACGGTAACTGGATAAATGCCCCGCGTACATCAACGCTGGGTTTTGAAGTTAATGGTATTTATGCCGGGCGTTATCAAGTTCGCGTACGTGCAATTAATGCATCTGAAATTTCCAGCGTGTGGGCTAGTGCGGAAGAAACCCAGCTAAACGGTAAAGAAGGTAATCCACCGAAGCCACTTAATCTACGTGCGACCTCAGAGGTTTGGGGTATTACATTGGATTGGGGCTTTGATGTAAATACCAGTGATTCACTCAAAACAGAACTGCAGTATTCACCTGAAAATACCGCTGATTCTATGCAGTTGCTGGCGGATGTGCCTTACCCTCTCAAATCTTATCGTATGTCTGGCCTTAAAGCGGGTGTGCGCTTCTATTTTCGTGCAAGGCTGGTGGATAAGAGCGGTAATCAATCGGAATGGACAAGCTTTGTTTTAGGTGAATCATCAACGGATGTTGAGGGTATTCTGGGCGCGGTTGGCGATAAGTTCCTCAGCAATGAAGCCGGTCAAATCATGCAAGAGCAAATCGACTTCAACCAAGGGAATGTTCAACTGCAACTTGAGCAAGCAGCCGAAGCGACACTTAACAACACAATGATGTTAAATCAAGTCTCATGGCGCTTATTCGAAGAAGAGGGCACGCGTAAATCTGAAATATTCCGACTTGAACAAGTGAGAGTATCAGACCAGGAGGCGCTAGCACGTTGGCAGCAGCAAGTTAAAACCGACTACGAGCAAACCTCATCCGCTGTTCTAAAAGTACAAGAGTCATTATCAACACTTGAGGAGTCAACAGCGAAAGATATTTCACAGGTCAAAGCTGAGATTAAACAAGTTGATGACAAATTAGGACCGATGGATGCCCGTATTACGGATCAGTCAGAGGCGATTGCTAAAATCGATGAGACACAGACGAAGCATATTGAAACAGCAGAATCCCGATTTAATGATAATGAAGCGTTAATTAATCAATTGGCACGCACAATTACCAATGCTGAAAGTTCATTAGCAGAAGTGGGGATGCAGCTGACAGCGGAATATGGCAACCAAGCGGTTGAGCAGTTAAAAATTCAATCCTCAATCACTCGACTGGATAAGACGGTTGCTAATAATCAGTTAACGTTTGCACAGTCTATTGAGCGGCTTAATTCCCAATACGGAGAGACTCAAGCAGCGATTGAGAAAATGGCAAAAACAGAGGTGGACTATCAAGGTAATGCTTCTTCTGTTATTTCGTTTAAAACTGCGGTGATGTACAACGGCCAATATTATGATGCCAAAATGCTAATAGGGGCTAGCGTTAAAAACGGGCAAGTCGTTACTCAAATTGGTTTTAGTGCCGATACCTTCGGTATTTTTAATCCATCCAGCGGCAAGTTAGATCCGGCATTTGTCGTTATTAACGGGCAAGTGGTTATTAGCGAAGCACTGATTAACAAAGCTATGATTGGCAGTATTGTTGTTCAAACTGACATGCGCTCACCTAACTATGTGCCGGGCAAATCTGGAATGCGTATTGATATGCAAAACAGTGTGTTTGAGACAAACAGTAATGAGGGGGATTACTCCGTTATTCGAAACAGTAAAGGCGACTACTTTAAGTATAAAAACATCTACATCATAGAGTTAGGGTGGTTCTTATGATTGATAGTTTGTATGGCTTGAAAATTCGGAATTTAGACGGCAGTGAGTTTGTGTTCAATGAACGAACCGCTCCAGCGACAAACCTTTGGACTCGTTACGTTAGGGCGAATGATGGCCTCTCCCCTGATGGGGGGTGGCTAACATCAAAATGGACGTGTCCGAACGAAATTCCAGAAGGATATGGATTTCAGGTGGTTTCTTTAACAGCAGCGGAAGTCACGTTTACACAAAGCGGGGATAGGCGTTATGTATCGGGGACTCAAGATAAGATCGCCTATAGCTCGGATGGTCGAAAAGTCACGGTAATGGGGTTTAGTGATACGCATAATTTTAATTATACAAAAATTATCGCGTTTCCGACTATCGCATCACAAAAAACCGCGAGTGGTTTTGGGCTAAAAGTCATGGGGAGTTCTATCTTTCTGGAAAATACGCCACCCCTTGGTTATGCCTATGCCACTCATAAAGCCAAGGTCTACATTACGGATGCCTTTAACATTGAAAGTACCTTCCCCGGGCTAACAATTGAAAATGCCGTGTTTTTCTTTTACACCGACGATAACAAATCGTTTATCCGTTTAGAGCCTTCAAACGTACAAAGCTGGGAAAAGTTAAAGTGGTGGCGTTATGTTAGCCGAAATCGAAACAGTACCAATATTACCGCCTATTCGCCCGCGTGGTATTGGGTTGTTGCATTTACGAATGTGCAACCCGCCCAACTGGATACCCCCGGCTTTGGTTTGAAAATTCGTAATCTAGAAGGGAAAGTCACGTTTAACTCTCAAATGGGCGTAATGACTCGGCCTATTACCGTTCCCGGCAATCAAATACCGCTAGGTTCAGGTATTAACGTTGATCCCATTCGTCGACCCATGTACACACCGACAAAGGTCGGGGAGATATTCAGCAGCGATGGTGGTTTAGGCTGGTGGCGAGACTTAAATATCGGTAATTTAGGAGAGTCTCAAATCAGTTTATTTCAAACCAGTACCTCTCAACAGCGTGGTTATCACGGCAATCAAACGATAGCCCGAACCGCAACACCCGCTATTTTTCTAGACGCTGCAGATTATTTTCCTTTTCCATAGGTAACCATATGAAACAAATGAAATATGCGATATTCGCAGGAATGGTCGTGCTTATTGCTGCGTGCAAATCTCCTGTAACAGTTACGCACGAAGTATGTGAAGGATTATTTGTGGTCACACAATCAGACAAAAATGAGTTCAAACAACATCACTGTATGAAGTAATAAACGAATATCAATAAGCCGCGCAAGCGGTTTTTTTACGTTCAAAATTCAAGGAAACACCATGATTTATGAAATTGGCACTATCTCAACAAAGGCTAACGACCCGAAAATCACAGGTAAAAACACGTTATGGAAAAACAGCGTGACGAAAGTCTCTGTGGGGCAAATTATTCTTATCCAGTCGGGCAATACGATATATCAAAACAGCATTCGCTCGGTGGAAAGCGATACACAAATGACGTTGAGCCTTCCTGTTCCAGTGGCACTAACAGATGTGAAATACGTTATTTCAATCACGATGATTGGTTCAGTATCAGACGGTGTTAACAAAGCAACAGCGATGGTTACTGAAAGCTATCAACTGATGATGATATTGAACCGACTCATGACCGAATCCGGTGTGATTAAAGTGGTGTTACCTGACGGCACTGAAATGCAACTGAGAACGGAGAAAGAAAGGGATAGGCTGCTAGATGGGAAGTTTGATAAGACTGGGGGAGATATTAAAGGCAATACCACTGTTGAAGGTGATGTTGCTTCCAAAATGGGGACGTACTTAGTTAAGCTTGAGACCCGTGGAAATAAAACCTCAATAGTATCATCAAAGGACTATGAGAGGTTTAATATTCACACTCTTCAAGAAAAAAGTGGCACATTAATGCATGTCGGTGATTTTGGATGGGGAGATACTGGGGCTGGTACTGCAGGAAACTGGGATGCAGCTGCTGTTATTGAAAATTTCAGAACTGGAGTAAGCAGGATATGGCGGACTGAAGTGGGTGGGTCGGACTATGCGTACAGATATGCTCCAAATATTCTGTTCAAAACTGGGGACACTTTCACTAATATTTCGACGGACATATATACAGGCATAACAAAGATTACATCTGGAATAAGCGCTAATACAACTTCATACAAACATAACACTTTGTGGGGAAGCTCAAACACAACAAAAGACTCAAACGGTAACTTAAAAGCTGCATCACCAGTTATTAAGGTTTTTGCTGATCATATTGAAAGTAATGACGAATCCGAGGGCGTTGAACTCGAAAAACTCGGCACCGGACGTTATAAGCTGAAAGGTACACTGGGTATGCACTCAGATGCATCGTGGGGCGGGATACATGGCGGCTTAGTCGTTCCAAATGGAATTAATAATCTCCCGTTGGTGTGGGCTGATTTTGACGTTTTACCGGATGGTGACATAGTCATTGAGACACGTTATAGAAAACACGCCCTCCATCAGATGCTAGAAGCACAGCGATTAATGACTTACCCGGAGTTTCTTGATGAAAATAACGAAGAGCGTGAAGATTACGACTATTGCGATATTCCGAATGGTCACTGGATTGACGTGCGTGTAAACATGCCTAGTAACTCCCTCTACAATCAAAAGCAAGCTGAAGCAGAGAGACTCGCTAAGATAGAAGCAGAGCGATTAGCGCAAGAAGAAGCTAAACGTGCAGCAGAGGAAGAAGAGAGGGTAGAGCAGGAAGCTGCGGAACGTAAACAATATGGCCTTGATGAAAATAGTGTATTGCTGTAATTAGGTGCAAAAAAGCCGCATTATTGCGGCTTCACTTACTATACGCATTCAGTAGTTCTTGAATACTAACATCAAGAATGTTAGCTATCGCGAATAAGTCATCGATGTATATTGATAACTCACCACTTTCATATTGTATATATTTTTTTTCAGAGGCTGTTAAGCCTTTTGCTATTTCTTTGGTTGAAATATTTTTAGCTAACCGCTTATTTTTTATAAGGCTGCCGATTGCTTTATTTCCCAT